ACCTTCATATACAGTGTTTACAGTCCCATACATATGAGGGGTAGCTTGTGGATATGATACATTTTTTCCATCATCCATCTTATGAGATTTTTTACTTTTAACTTTGAAATTATCTAATATTTCTTTTGGGTAAAACATTGTAGCTAATGCACAATCAATCTTCTTGGAATATACAGTGTTTCTTTGAGTTTTTCTTCTGACTAATAAATCTTTAATACATAAACTTCTAATAATATGAGCTGATGTAGTTTCTTCTATCCCAACATCTTCTGCTACATCTTGAATAGTTAATTCTTTTCCACCATCAAACAATGCATAAATCATTTCTGATATTTGAAACCTTTGTAATTTTCTACCATCTTTTAAATCATACCAATGTAAATTAGTTTGATTTTTTAATTTTTCGTATTTCATAATTCTCCCTTTGTAACAATCTTTCCTGTCGGTTCATGAACTATATGAAACTCATTCCCCTTGCTCATTATAAAATATGTATAACCCTCCCAAACAAATTTATGTTCCTTCCATTCGTTTTTATTTTTCTTTAGTGTCTCTTTTCCCTTTGTCATTACAAACTCCTTTTAAATATTTGTCATGCCCACACCACCATTTTTTATAAAAAAACTTTCCTTCTTTTTTGCATACATGGCATGGGTGTGGTTTGTTTAAATTAATCTTCGTCATGCAATTCGTCATCAATCCATTCATCTTGCTTGGCTTTAACCTCTAAAACCTTTAATTCTGTTTGATGAACTTTAATCATTTGCTCAAGATACCATATTGCTTTTTTGCAGTCATCTATCTTGTCTATAATTTTTTCAGACTTTAATCCTTCCCTACTAATGTATTTGAGAGCATTGCCTTTTAAGTAACCATAAAATTCTTCTTTACTCATTTTAGCTTGTTGGTATTCTATAGTCTCAATGCCACCTTTTTTGTAATGTTCAGGATTTATGCTATCTTCCATTTTTAATTCCTCATTATTATTAGTAACAAATACTACCATTTGCAGTAGGCTGACAAACTGTTAATTTATCAGTTCCATAAATAAATGTAGGTTCATCACTATCTACTTCTGCTGCGTAATTAACTGAACCTTCGTCATCTACATACACAATAGAATTTGGTGCATCTATAATAACTAATGATCCATCATCAGTCCAAACACTTTCAGCACTCAAACTACCGCTTAACAACATCAATAAAATAACTTTCATAACAAGTCCTTTGTAAGTGTGAAATAACACCATAAGCAGATTTTATATTAATTCAATAATTTGTGCAAATAATTGTTGCAAATGACTTGCAATGATTATGCAATACTGTAATATAGAGTTATAAACAACAAAGGAGAACTAAAATGATACTAACAGACAACAAAACAATCGCTAACTTAATAGGACTAGACATCATAGCTGAAATAGCAGATGACTATACTTGGAAGTCTGAAAAGTTTATGACTAAAACTAAAGAGCTAATGTACCCAGATGCTAAAAGTGTAGCTGCTGAAATAAAAGATGCATGGTTTGATGAGGTTGAAGATGAACTAACATCTTTTCAAATTCATGATTTTAGTAACAGAATAGACTTTCAATCTATAGCAGACAAAGCTATAGAAGAAGCTGAAGAAAGACGAGATGCAGAAGAAGAAGCAAAAGAGTACGAAGATAATCCTGACAACTGGATCTACGACAAAGAAACTGGTGTTTGGGATGAAAGATATTAATAACAAAGGAGAATTAAAATGGAACAAAAAATAATGGAAGAAGCTAACCAACATTTTGCAATTAGTAACTTTGCAGATATTATTCTGGACTCTGGAGCAAATTCAGTTCTAGGTATGATTAAAGAACTAAACCCAGATGCCTACCAAGAATTAGTTATGGCATCTAAAACAAAGGAGATTTAAATGAATACATATGAAAAAAATGTAGCTCTTGCAAAAAAAGAACATCCTGAAGATTGGTATGAATATGCAGATGACAGTGCAGGTGTAGTTCTTAAACTAGATGACGATGAGGATGGTAATGAGAAGGTTGTAGAGCTAGAAATTTTGGTTCAAGCACCTTTTGAGAAAGATTGTACATTTGGCACTACATATTTTACTAATGGCAGTCGTTGTAATACTGATTGGGAAATAGATAATTATGAAATTACATTAGCCGATTTATCAAAAGACCAAATTAAAAAAGCCAAAGAAATTTGGAAAAATTTATAGGAGATCAAAATGAAAGAATTAATGGAAATTCAGCAAGAGCTTAAAGCACCAAAAGGGCAGTTAAATAAATTTGGCAATTATAATTACCGAAGTGCAGAGGATATATTAGAGGCAGTAAAACCTTTACTGGCTAAACACAATGCACTGCTATTGCTTACTGATGAAGTTAAAGAAGTTGGCGATTATATGTATGTAGAAGCAACCGCAGTATTTCAGATAGGTGAAAATGCTATTAGTGTAAAAGCACAGGCAGGTATTAATCCAACTCGTAAAGGTATGGATATATCACAATCATTTGGCAGCAGTAGTTCCTATGCAAAAAAGTATGCTCTTGGAAATTTATTGCTTTTGGATGACACCAAAGATGCAGATGCAAAAGACAACACAGAAGTTAATAAACCATCTTCAAAGCAAGAGTTAGTTGATGCCAAAAGAGATTTACAGGAGGCACATGAAATGGGTGCTTTAAAACAAGCTTATTTTGAATTGTCAGATATTTTACAATCTGAATTAAGGGACTTTGCTAATGAGCTCAAACGAACATCTTAAAGATAATCGTAGGCATAACATCATAACTGCATCTCAAGCTTGGGGAGCAGTTTATGAAAGGCAAAAGTTATTTAGAGAAAAGACATTTAGGGAAAAACCTTTTTCTGGAAACATCATGACTGCATACGGATTAGCTAACGAAGAAACTGCATTGAGAGCTTTTGAAAGGCATATGAATGACATTTGTGAGAATGGAAACAAGTTATTAGTGCATCCAGATTTACCTATTGGTGCAAGTGCAGATGCTTTTTTAAATGGCATACCAGTAGAAATTAAATGTCCTTTTACACAAAAAATTTATCCGACTATCCCTGACAGGTATTGGGTACAGATGCAGATACAAATGTTATGTAGTAATGCAGTTGCAGCACATTTTGTTGTATGGACTCCAGAGGAATTACATACGGAGTTGGTGCAATACGATCAAGAATTTATTGACTGGTACATACCAAAAGCCAAAGAGTTTTTGTCTTATGTAGCAGACGATAAAGAACCACCTCGTTATAAGAGGAAACCAGTATTTAATTTTAACTAAAGGAGTAATGTATGAATTTTTTAAATCAAACAATTAGTAGCAGTATGTTACGTAGTATACCAAAAAGTAATGAGGGTAAAATATTAATAACCTATGACTATGCAATATTTAAAAGAATGAGAGGTAATAGGATACTTAATAATTCTCATGTAAAAAATTTAGTAAAATCTATGAAAGAAAAGTATCTACCGCAACCTATTTTGGTTAATAAAGATATGGAAATTATTGATGGGCAACACAGATTTGCGGCAGCAGAACAATTAAACTTGCCTATTCATTACTTAATTATTGATGGTGGAATTGGTGATGTTCAAAGATTAAACACAAACACAAAAGATTGGAAAGGCGAAGATTATTTAAATATGTTTTGTGAAAGGGATTTTGATGATTATTTAATTCTTAAACATTTTATAAAAGAATATAAATTTTCATTACAAACAACGATGGGTTTACTTTTAAATAAACCGAGTATAGATCGTGCAGAAAAAAACGATTTTAAACATGGTAACTTTAAAATTAAAAGCGTAACACTAGCAAAGAAAAATGCTGAAAAGATGTTGCAGATAAAACCATATTACAATGGATGGAATCGTAGAGCTTTTAATAAAGCTATGTTAATTTTATTTCAAAATGCAGATTATAACCATCCAACATTTATTAAAAAATTAAAGTATTGTTCGCATATGCTGCAACATAAACTTAACGCACCAATATATTTAGCAACCATAGAGGAGATTTACAACTTTAACAGCAAGACAGATTATATTTATTTAACTAGGAGAAAATAACATGGCAGTAATAGGAGTAACTTTAAAAATTAATGTAGCAAAAATTGATAAATCTAAATTATATAAAGGAACAGAAGGTACTTATTTAGATGTGACTGCTTTTGTTGATACAGATAACCAAGATAAATTTGGTAATAACGGAATGATTACACAGTCTGTATCAAAAGAAGAACGAGAAGCAGGAACTCGTGGAGTAATACTTGGCAACTCTAAAGTATTTTTTCAGGGTGAGTCAAAGCAAAACAAACCAAAGGAAAACACCAGTTCATTACAAGTTGAAAGTTTTGAAGATTTAAGTGATGACATCCCTTTTTAGTATAGTGCTAGGTCTAGCTCTCATTATGATGGGAGCTGTATCTATCTTATGTTGGATGTATATTTTTTATTTACTAATTAACAAAGGAGTTGCATTATGTCTACCTCGCAAAAAGAAATGATTTTAGATCATTTAAAAGGCAAGAGTTGGTTTAGTAAAACACCAAGAAAAATTAATACTCGGATTGCTAGGGCAAAGTTTGGAGTTGAAAGATTAGCATCTAGGATTAACGATTTAAGAAATCAGGGTTACGATATAGAAACCTTACAAAAAATAGGAATTAATAAATTTGGTAAAAAAGTAACTTTTGCCGAGTACACACTAAAGGAAAACAAATGACTTACAACGAAGCAATTAAATTATTAGATGGTGATGCAAAGGCATTAGCAGAAGCACTAGAGTGTACGCACCAAATGGTATATCAGTACAAAAAGAATCCTGATAAAGAGTTACCAAAGGTCAGGACTATAGTATTACAGGCAAAGTTAGGAACTTATAAACGACCAAGAAAAAGAAAAGTTGTAATGACTTGCAAGGCAGAAGTGGTTTAAAACAAAAACAAAGGAGATGTAATGTACAAGATAAAAAATTGGCAAGAATTTCAGCCACCATTGAGGTCAGATAGAAATGTTATTTGGATCAAACTTTACAGAAAATTACTAGATGATTTTGATTGGAGCAACTTAACTGATAGCAACAAAGCAACCTTAATAGAGTTGTGGTTATTAGCATCAGAAAATGAGGGTAAATTACCAGATATTAATGAAATATCTTTTAGATTAAGAAAGGATAAATCTTTTATTAACAAACAGATAGAACAGTTGGCATCATTTGTTTTACAAGATGTTGCCGAAGTGTTGCCGACTCGGTTGCCTAGAGTAGAGAAGAGTAAGAGTAAGAGTAGAGTAAGAGTAGAGGTAGATAATGGGTTTGATTTGTTTTGGAATACTTACCCAAGAAAAGTTGGTAAGGGTAAAGCTGAAGAAGCGTGGGTTAAACATAAACCAAATGTTGAAGATGTAATAAAAACTTTAACTTGGCAAAAAGAAAGTAAGCAATGGTTTAAGGACAATGGGACTTATATACCGAACCCTACTACCTACATAAACCAAAAAAGATGGTTAGATGAACCTACAGAGGAGGTAACATTTTAATGAATAACGATGACAAAATTAAATTTAAAGAAATGCTAAACACAGTCTTTGATATTTACAATAGGACTCATGCAGATCAAAACTTGTTAAGGGTCTGGTGGATGAAATTACAGAGCTATGATATGCCAGTTGTAAGTAAGGCATTTGATAGTTGGACGACTAGCAGCAACAAAGCACCAACACCTTATGACATCATATTACTTTGCAGACAGAAAAGGTTAGATGTGATGGCAACAAAAAAATTACCATTTAAACCCTTAAGTCCAGAAAAAAGAAAAGAAATATCAGAAAAGTTACAAGGACTAATTAAAAAAATGACAGGTGCTGTATGAACTTTACATTAAATAAAAATAATCTAGATGGATTAATTGGTAAGCTAAAAGAATTAGATCAAGATAAACTTTGGTCGGTAACTGTTAAGCCATATAAGTCTACAAGGTCATTAGACCAAAATGAATATTATTGGAAACTGGTGACTGAACTTGCAGATTATTTTGGGTTAAAGTCTAAAGATGAGATGCATGAAGTGTTATTATATAAATTACTATCTGAAGAAAAGCAGATAAAAAATTTAAAGGTGATGACTATTGGTAGCACTACTAAATTAAATGTAAAACAATTTAACGAGTACCTAGAAAAAGTTAAAGAGTTTGCAAGAGGATATGGTTTTAAACTTGGCGAAGAAGAAATCAAAGACTAAAGATGAAAAAAATTGGCTTAATAAAATAAGCAATTTTGGTTGTGTTGTTTGTAAAAAGCATTATGAGATAGATGATGCACCTGCTGCTAACTGCCATCATATCCGACAAGGTATGGGAGCAGGTCAAAAGAACAGTCACTACATGGTGCTACCACTTTGTTGGGAACATCATCAGGGTCAGGATGGATTTCATCATGCACCAAAGACTTGGCAAGAGAAGTATGGAACTGAAGCAGAACTTTTAGAATGGGTACTGAATAAACTGGAGGAATAATATGAATGTATTAAGTTTGTTTGATGGAATGTCATGTGGTCAGATTGCTTTAAAAGAACTAGGAATTAAGGTAGATAAGTATTATGCAAGTGAGATAGACAAATATGCTATCCAAATAGCACAAAAAAACTTTCCTAATACGATTCATGTTGGAGATGTCACAAAAGTATCGGCTGCAGATTTTCCAAAAATTGATTTATTATTAGGTGGATCACCATGTCAAGGATTTTCATTTGCAGGAAAACAACTAAATTTTAACGATTCCAGGAGTAAATTATTTTTTGAATTTGTTAGGTTATTAAAAGAATTAAAACCTAAATATTTTTTATTAGAAAATGTACGCATGAAACAAGAATATCAAGATGTAATTTCCGAGCATTTAGGGGTAAAACCCCTTCTTATAAATAGTGCATTGGTTTCTGCTCAAAACAGAAATCGTCTCTATTGGACTAATATTCCAAATATTACACAACCTGAAGATAGAGGAATTGTATTAAAAGATATATTGGAAAATGGTATTGCTACTGATGAGATGACAACTAATAAAAAATCTTTCTGCCTTACTGCAAGGTATCAAGGTGCAGTTGCATGGAATAGCATTGAAAGACGACAAAGAACTATGGTGCAAGTTGGCATGGCTAATGATATAAATGGACATGATATTTTAAAAAGGATTTATTCTGATGAAGGTAAATCACCAACTTTAAATACTATGGGGGGTGAAAATAGAGAACCAAAAGTGTTAGTAATTCCTGAAGCAACAAAAAAAGGTTATACCGAAATAGAAGATGGTGATTGTTTTGATGCTACCTTTCCAACAAGTAAAACAAGGCGAGGTAGAAATATGAAAAATAAAAGTAATTGTTTAACTGCAGCAAACTTTGATTATATGAGATATGAACACCCAACTTACAGAAAACTAACACCTTTAGAATGTGAAAGATTACAAACTGTTCCAGATAATTATACTGAAGGAGTTTCTAAAACTCAAAGATATAAAATGTTAGGAAATGGTTGGACAATTAAAATTATCAAACATATATTAAAAAAAATGGAGGAATAATTATGATTGAATTTGCATTTGTCATGGTAATTAATTTAGCACCAGAACCTTTGGAAGATTGGAAATATGTTGGGTCGTTCAATAGCTGTCAAGAAGCTGTTTTATATGTAGACTTGCACTATCCAGACCCAAACAAAGTTGAAATGGAATACAAGTGTTTAAACAAAGAATATATTTATTTGCCAAAAGATACACAAATTAAAAACATAGACATGAAAAACAACAGCGTAAGATATTATGATAAACATGAAGTATGTAAAGTAAGGAGAGATTGTGATGGGTAAAGGATCAGGTCGTAGAAAAGAAAACACAAAATTAGTGGAAGCAAACTGGGATAAAATTTTTAAGAAAAAGAAAGTAGACCCAGAAGAAAAAAGCAAAGATGATGGCTACGGAAACTTATTAGAAAAAGACAGTGGCAAAGACTAGTCCTACCCAAAGAACTTTAGCTAGGTTAAAAAAAGAAAACTATGATTTGGTAGCAATTACTGAACGCTGGAATCCTTTTGCAAGAATAAGGCAAGACTTGTTCGGTATTATTGACATCCTTGCATTACACAAAGGGGACACTATAGCCATTCAGGTAACCAGTTATAGCAACATTAGTGCTAGGGTAAAGAAAATTACAGAAAGTCCTGCCTTGCCCTTCCTACGAGATGCAGGGTGGACTATATTAGTAGAAGGGTGGAAGAAAGAAAAGAATGGCAGATATACCTCCAAAATTGTTGATCTTTCGTGATAAGTAGAATAAATCAATAAAGTTGTAATTAATCTGCAAATAACTTGCATATTTAATTAAAAAGCGGATAATAAATTTGTAGGTTAAATAAATAACAAAGGAGATTGACCATGAAATATCACATTTTACAAATTAGCTTAACAGATGCAGAAGTAGATTTAATTAACGAAAAAGGTCATGATGCTGTTGCAAGACACGCTAGACATTTAAACAATGACATTTTAATACATGACTATGACCATGTTGCTGATTTTGAAGTTGGTAGTTTACTTGAAGTAATAACACTTGGTAACGAGGACATTGATCGTAACAACCATCCTCAAATTGACATTGTTATAGATAATCCAGAGCAAGGTCTAGCTAGTATTAGCAAAGGCGACATTATTATTGAGTCTAAAAGTAAACGAGTTTACTACATCAATGGTTATGACACTAAAGTGCTAGATGTAAAACCAGAGGAATTAAAAGGATTACTTTTTGAAAAAAAGGAGGTGGCATAATGGAACTTTTATTTGATGTCTTTTCAGCAATTGGATTGTTTGGATTAATTGCTTGCCTCGTAGAGAATTTTGTAGTAAAATCGGAGAGCTAGGACAGGTTCGTCTAGAATTTGTTTCATGCTCCTTTGTAATGCCATCTTAACGGGTGGCATTTTTTTTATTTACAGGATGGAAAATATTATGTGGTCATGGCACTGGTTCTGTGGTTGTCACTTTGGGTTTGAATGGTATGAAGCTGATAAGTTAGACTCATACTATGAAGATAATCGCACTAGCAAATTTTCTTATTTTATTATAGATGTAGGATTTTTACGAATACAACGATGCGAGAAAATTTAATGATTAACGAGGAAAATAAAGATGAAAATGAAGAAAGGAAAGAAACCACCAAAAAGGTATTAAATAACAAACTTCAAGAATTACGCAGATGGTTTGAGTCTGTAGGAGACTGTGTATGAACAAAAAAGCGAGAGCATAGTGGCTGATAGATATAAAAAAATAAACATTTACGATATGTACCCAAATAGCGGTGAGCTAGAATTAGGTGCAAATACACAAAACCCAACAGCAAGTGCTAATTTTACAAACAGAACTGATTTAGATAACAGTTATTTTGATGCTATGGTCGGTGGATCATATCAACCAATGAACGAACAGAATACAATAAACCCAAGAGTTGGTCTTGGAATGGGTAGTGGCAATCTTAATATAAATGCTTTAATGGATGAGTATCAAAAATCTGCAAATGCAAATGTTGGCAACTTTTCTGGTGGCATAACTAAAACAGCTGATGACGAACTTATAAAAAGACTAGGCTACAATAATAATAATATTAATGCTAACATTGTCAAAGACCCATACAACACTACTTACTCTATAGAAGGGTTATTAGGTAATATGTTTGGCGGTGATGTAACAGCAGAAGCTATGAAAGATGACTATAATAAAAGGATAATGTTTAACTATCTTAAAAACTTTTAAGGAGCAATGACCCATAACGGAGTTGCATAACAATGGATAAAGAAGAGCAATTAAAATTAGCACAAGAGAAATCTAAAACAGCAAATCTGGGAAACACTAATTCCAGTAAAAAGAATAGGTTATTAAAAAATACACTGAATAGAATTGTAACTCAAGACGATGCTAAAAGAGCTAGGAACATGATGGAAGCATTAGTCTCTAAAGCTGAAGAGGGCGATACTCGTGCTCTGGACATAGTGTTAGACAGGCTAGAAGGAAAGGTTCAAAGCCAAACAGACATAATATCCAGTGATGGATCATTACAGTCTAACCTTAAAATAGAATTTGTAGATGCAGCCGACCCAAAAGTTTCCGAGTAAGCTAAAGTTTTTATTTGAACCACACCGATATAAGGTAGCTTATGGTGGGAGAGGGTCAGGTAAGTCTTGGAGTTATGCAAGAGCTTTACTTATGATGGGTACAGAAAAACCATTAAGAGTTTTATGTACTAGGGAAGTCCAGAAGTCTATTAAGCAATCAGTGCACACGCTGCTAAAAGATCAGATACAAGCATTAGGTCTAGGAGAGTTCTACGAGGTCGTAGAGAACTCTATACGAGGTAAGAATGGAACAGAGTTTAACTTTGCAGGACTTGCTACAAATACAGTAGAAAGTATTAAATCTTTTGAGGGTGTTGATATTGTCTGGTGTGAGGAAGCACAGAACATTAGTAAACGATCATGGGACATCTTAATACCTACGATCAGGAAACCTGCTAGTGAGATCTGGGTAACATTTAATCCGTACATGGATACAGATGACACCTACAAAAGATTTATTATTAATAAGCCTAGTAACGCTAGAATAGAAAAAGTTAATTACATTGACAACCCTTTTTTTCCAGAGGTGTTGGAGATAGAAAGAACACGATGCAGAAATCACAACGCAGAAGATTATGCAAACATCTGGGAGGGTGATACTAAAGCCGCTGCTGATGGTGCTATCTATCACAATGAGATAAGACAAGCACAAGAGTCTGGAAGGATTACTAATGTACATCCAGATGCTTTATTAAAGACTCACATTGTTATGGATTTAGGATGGAACGATTCAATGGCTATTATCTTATGCCAAAGAAATTTGTCCGAGATACGAGTTATAGATTATATAGAAGATGATCACAGGACATTAGATAGTTACTCTGATCAATTAAAACAATTAGGGCACAACTGGGGGACAATGTATCTACCTCATGATGCTAGGAACAAAGACTTTAAGTATGGAACATCAGCAGAAGAAATTATGCAAAGACTTAACTGGCAAACAGAAGTTATACCCAAAGCAAATATAGAGACTGGTATTAAGTTAGC